ACCCTAATATCTGGGAGGTAGACGCAGTTGGCATGGGCGCGACTAATAACGAGTTTCTTAATCCAAATCTGATAATAGATTTCTTGAGAGAATCCCAATCATACCTACCACTTGATGGGGCGATGTTCCACATGTCGAATTGTAAAATGCCTTTAGACGCAGGAGAGCCCACAAAGGACGAGTACGCTCCTGCTAAATCATCTTTTAATTCCAACTCTTCTAAAATAAAATCGCTATTACGGCAGCTGAGACGGTCAATCGAAATTTCGTTGCTTTTTTCTAGTGCGGCGTGATAAATGGTTTCAAAAATAAGCTTATTGACGACCTTGGCCGCTTCGCTATGAAATGCGATATTCATGAGTACAAACGTATCCGCAAGACCTTGAACTCCGATACCAATGGGTCGGTGTCGTTGGTTGCTGCGTTTGGTTTTCTCTGTAGGATAATAGTTAATATCGATTACCTTGTTTAAATTATTAGTCACTATTTTGGTGACTTTGTGTAGCTTTTCATAATCAAACATCATGGTCTCCTTGTCAACAAACGAAGGTAACCCAATGCTAGCCAAATTACATACCGCGGTTTCATTGCTGTCGGAGTACTCCATCACCTCACAACAGAGGTTACTGCTTTTAATAGTACCCAAATTGCTTTGATTTGTCTTTCGATTTACGGAATCCTTGTATAAAAGGTAAGGAGTACCGGTTTCCATCTGAGAGTCCAATATTTTAAACCATAATTCACGGGCGTTTACCGTTTTTCTCGCACGAGACTCGGTTTCATATTTTAAATAAAGTGTTTTGAAATCGTCTCCGAAAAGGTCCGAAAGACCTGGGCATTCATGCGGACAAAATAAACTCCACGTGGAGTTTTCTTTCACCCTTTCCATAAACAAGTCGGGCACCCACAACGCATAAAACAAATCGCGGGCTTTCATTTCCTCATCTCCATGGTTTTTTTTCATTTCCAAAAAGTCCTCAATATCTGGGTGCCACGGCTCCAAATAAATCGCAAAAGACCCGTTTCGCTTACCCCCCCCTTGGTCACAATAACGAGCCGTTGTATTGAAAACCCGGAGCATTGGCACAATCCCATTGGATGTTCCATTAGTGCCTTGGATATGAGTGTGCTTCGCTCGAACATTGTGAATGTGCAGTCCAATACCTCCCGCCCATTTGGATATCATGGCACAGTCTTTCAGTGTGTTATAAATTCCATCCAAACTATCGTCTTCCATTTTTAGCAAATAACAGCTAGAGAGTTGAGGGCGTGGAGTGCCCGCATTGAACAAGGTGGGAGTCGCATGAGTAAAATATTTAAGAGAGAGCAAATCATAGGTTTCTTTAATCAGTGTTAAAACGGGTTTGTCAAAGGTCGTGGTGGAGTGTATTGCAACCGCAACCCTCAACCACATGTGTTGTATTCTCTCTACGGTTGTATTATTAATCTTAAATAAATAGGCTCTTTCCAATGTCTTGAACCCAAAAAAATCTATTAAATAGTCTCTTTCATGACAAATCATGTTATCTAGTGCGTCTGAGTGGAGATTGACAAAATCAACGTGCTCTTCGCCAAGTAGCGGTTTATGTTTTTTATTCAAATTTTCAAATTGAAATAAAGAGTTGGTCACCGTGGAGAATTTTGGGTTGGTGTTTTTTTGGTGATTCGAAATAACAATTCTGGAGGCCAATGTACCATAATCCAAGTGTTTGGTAGATAATGCGGCACACTGTTCCGCGGCCAATTCATCGATTTTAGTGGTTTCAATGGTGTCAAATAATTGGTCAATTACTTTCATTGCAAGAGCTGAATAGTTAATCTGGATTCCTACCTCGTGTCCGAGCTTTTTAATTCGATTTAAAATTTTATCAAACGCAACGTCAACTAAAATGCCATTGCGTTTTCTTACTCTCATGTCATGTAAAGGGGTGGTTGGATCCATATTTTTTTAAAATCTATATTATATTATAAATTATCTAAATTTTTAGGTTTAAATCGTATTTTGTTTGTTTTTATAACGGTATTATATAAAATGCTTGAAAAAGAAGAATTAACTAACATAACTTATCTTTTTATTGGGGTTTGTTTTCTTGTTTTAATGTACGTTGTCCAAACGAATCGTAGTCCCACCAGGTATCTGACCGAACCTTTTACGAATTACTCTTTAGGGACAACTTATGGCGATTATCCGACTTCTGAAATCGATGTGTTGGTTCAAGACTCATATCCCATCACTGGTATTAATGGAGTTTCTCAAGAAAGTGCCTACGATATGTGGTGGCGATATCCTATTTTTGAGGTAGGGTCTTTTAAGCAAATTACAAATAACTTAAAGTACCCGAATAATCCCGACACGGGTAACTGTATGCCGGCGAATATGTGCGGTGCTTTATACAAAAACCGTAAAAACAAATCCAATATAGCTAGTGTATTAGGGCCGGTAGAGCCTAATGCCGCTGGAGCACGTGTTAACTATTATCGAAGCAAAGAAGACTTATTAACCTTTAGAACAAACGAAGCTAACGTACTATATTAAAAATAAGAAAGAGAGAAACACCAAATTTTTATTTTAGTATACGCATATAATATAAATTAATTACTTATGGCATCATCGACTTTACTGGGAAATCGGATTCCACACGAATATTTTCTTACTACTGGTCATGGAGAATCCAATGTGGGCTCGGACGGATTACCTTATGAAACTGGCTCTTATGACGCCGCACTAAACGACGCCGGAATACAAAACGCCAATGTTATTGAATATACTAGTGTATTGCCAAAAGAGGCGATTGAAATTTCACGTGCGGAGGGATTAAAACGAATCGTTTGGGGAGAAGTGCTAGAGGTCATTAAGGCTCAACGCAATGGCTCTAGAAATGCTCATATAAGTGCGGCCGTTATGATTACGACGATTCATGATCCAACTGGAAACTACCTTGGTGGATTTGCGTGTGAATACTCGGGAGCAGGTTCAAGAAAAGACGCGGAGGAAAGTCTTTTACATTCCATTGAAGGTATGATTGAGAGAAGAGGTTTCGGTAAGATTATCGGGACCTCTAGACTATATCACGACATGAAAACAGATAAGAGATTTACTATTCATGCGGGCAAAACGTTTGTCTACGATAGTCTACACGTAAAGAAAGACCACGGTTCTGTGTTTGCCGCCATTTGTTTTGTAAGTCACGTGTATCCGGTCTTAGACCAAAGACATATTAGCAATAATGCGGACAAAAAACATAGACGTACAAAGAAAAGTAGAAAATAAAAACATATTATATGTATATTATATACAAAGACGTATTTTTTAATCATCCTGATTTAACAAACTAATTAAACACCCTTGACCGAATAACGATTCGTGGGATTTTCTAGGGGCGTGGTTATCTTTGAAAGAACGTTTCTTGGGCGCACGGTGCTCGTATCCGGTAACTCGTTCTCTCTCAATAATACTCCAAACATTCTTTAATTGTTGGATATTGTCAGAGAACCATTTTGTATTTCGTTGAATTAGTACACAACTAAGCGTCTCCAACTTCCAATAAATTGTTTTAATCCAGTTTTGGTTGGCGGCCTCGGACTCCTCAATGGTGTGGATTTCCCACGAGTCCACTTCTGCTTGGTTGACTAGATGTAAGTCCTTGTAAACATAAACCGGTTTTCCCTCGGGCGAACTAAAATACAGAATCATCCCCTTGAATTCATTTTTTTTTGTGCGATTTGTCTTGGTTCCATCGTCATCCTCATCGAAATCTGTCGAGCTCGCATACTCGACAAACTTTGTCTCCAGAAAATCACATTCACTCAGATCACACACCTCCATTTGTAACTGTGTCTGAATCCAGTATTCTTTCTTTGGCACTCCCGTGATTTCGCGGTTTACGACATTTTTTATTTCCAACATGCGACCATACAGCGGCGTCTCCTTTAATACATTGATTCCGTCGGGGGAGGCTCCCAAAAAAGGATATTTTGAATGCTGAATACATCCAAAATCTTCTACCGTTGTTTTGTAAAGGTCCTCGTAAATCATCACGGATAAAGGTTCATATTTTTGCCCCCAGTGTAAAGGAGAACTAACATTGACCATTTTATCGTCCGTCGTACTTGTTGTTTTTAACGGAAGACATTTTTCGTAAATCAACTGATTCATCGTGGAATTGCCCTCAAACGCCTTGTACGCATTGCTCGCGGTGATTAATCCGTGCCTAAACGAATACCATTCTGCCGTCCTTTGGGTTGGCTGCGGTAAAGAACGCAAGTAATTTATTTTCGTTTCTAATTTTTCTGTTTTGAAAGCGGATAAAGTCGTATCTATTTCATCATCTGACGACTGTTTGCCACGTCCGTCGTATATGGTAGTAAGAAATATTTCCATTGCGTCGTCAATTAAATTACTAATATCCTCCTCCGTGAGTTCGTCGAGGTAAATTTGGTCTTCCAACTGAATAAGTAGAATTTCTTCAATGGATTCCTTAAAATCCTCCTCGAAATCGGGGTCCGAAATCGCACTCGGGTTTTCTTTCACATAAATATCCATTAAATGTAATGCGGTTTCAATAAAATCAACCGCATGGCTTTCGTGATGAAACAATTCATCCTCCTCTCGGGGGACGATTTCTTCGGAAACATTTAGTAGGTTCGGTAAGTAATAGGAAGACATTTTATTTTTAGTCGTCAAATAAGTAAATTGTATGATTAATGATTTTTAATAATTATAAAATATATATAATTATGAAATTGGTTTCCAAACGTTCCGATTTTAAATATTAGCGTTTGGTTTTGGTGGAATTTTTCTTATTTTTAAAAGTTGTTTTTGAGTGCGGCAGTGTTTGTGAATATTGTATAAACACATTTTGTTTGTGTAGCAACAACGCTCCAATGGTTGATAATACGAAAATAAAAGAGGCCGACTCAACAAAAGATAGCGTTTTCATATGAAACATATGCGGAATAACTTTATTCCAAGCGAGCTCAAATATTTTCGCATAAGCCCCAAAAATAAGTAACATTACTAGAAACGCACTTAATACAATTATAAACATTCTTTTTTATATATAGAGAGAAAATAAAATATTAATTTGATTTTTTATAAAACATTATGTTTATTAGGTCCTCTATACTAATTTTAGTTACGTTGACTCCTTTTTATTTCGAACCGTGCCTTGAGCCTTCTTCGGAGCCAATGATTTTGTCGCCGACACTCGTTTTGCGTCGATATTCTTTAAGGTAAAGTGTTTATTTGCTTTGGTATAAGAGAGAGCCGGAATTTCCTTTATTAATCCCGTCTCTTTGTCGTAAATGACATCCTTCACCTTCTGAAAACGTTTACGGTCCAAGCAGTCTTTAAAAAACACTATTAAGGCTTCAAATTCTTCTTGATCCAACTGATTACTTTCCTTGTAAGTGTCCGCAAACTCTATTAGTTTCTTGCTTCGCACCGTCTTGTCGAGTTTACACCAGGGCTCACTCTTGTTGTAGTTTCGCTCATTTTCCAGAAATTTGTCCAAGTTTTGAATGTTTTCGGTCTGCTTCGAGGAACAAAACCCACTACTAAACGACGGTATTATCTCAGACGGCACGTGTTCTTCTATTACTGGATATTCTTCCTCTATTTCATCGACGTCCATACTCGAAGACCTCATGTTATTGTTTGGGCTTTCGAACATCATTTAACGAATTAATGTTTATATTGTATATATTTAATATATTGTAAAGAGTTTAACTCCATTTTTATTATTGTTTAATATTATCTACCTAAAATGAATCAATTTTCAAAGACATCCAAGAGAGAAAAGAAATTAAAGACGCGTTGTTTAAGATACAAAAAAGGAAAGTGCGTAAGTAAATATACTAGAAAACAAATAAAACTATTGCTATCACTACAAAAAGAATTCAAAGATTACAAAAAACGGGAAACCAAAAAAGACACCTAATGAAACTCGACCACAATTTCCACCTTTTCCTTTTTTATGCTCTTGGTAGCGGATACAGATAACTCCTCACGCTTTTTTCGTGTCTTGGAATTATCAAGGACGGCTTGTTCTTTTCTTTTGGAAGTACTGTTACGATTATTCATGTCCTTTTCGATGGTTTCGTAATTTTCTTCGATATAATCAATGACTTTATTTTCTAATGCCCACTTAAAAAAATTCAGTTGGCCGATAGTGGTCTCAATACATGTGTTTTTTTTGTATGGAATACTAATTCTGTCCCACCGGCAGAAACTGTCAAAACGGCGCTTACTATACGCTTTCAACTTTAATTTGTAATCTACGTACACCTTAAATCGTTTGTTCCCTTCTGCGTCCGCGATTAAAGTATAATATTTCTTCGAATAATTGGTGGCGAACCAATCAACGATTCTTAAGGAGATTTTAGATTCGCCAGTTATAATCTTCAACATTCGATTCAAAATTAATTCGTCTCTGTAATAAACCATAAGATTGTTTAGGAGTAAATCGTTTTGAGTAGTATAGCCAACACATTGTTGTTGACTAGGAAGGAGTTGCGTAGTCGCCATTTTATAATCTTGATTATAGATAGATTCAAATACTTATTTAAGTGGTTTTTTTTGAAAGTGTGTTTAGGGTTTTATTGTGCCTTCGCGGTCCTGAGTGGTATTCACGGGTTTCAAAAACTTATCGCTAACGGCAATGTCTTCTACGTAACTAGAAGTGTCGTGAAGAAACGGGTTAAATCCACGTTGTTGGACCAAGGATCGGTCGGATATTTTGTTGTCCAACTCTTCTCTCTTATTATTTATTTGAAACCCGTTAAAGGAAGATTGATTTACAATTTCCCAAGTGTTTTCGTCGTGATTTAAAGAAGCCGCGTAAGCAAACTGTTCCTTTTCATGTTCTTCTAAAATAGGGTCGCCTTTTTTTATTCGTTTGCTTCTCTCATAAGGCTCGCCAGTTGACCACTTTAATTCCATTGGAGGGTTAGGGGTTTATAATTAAAACTAGATAAAAATTTGGTTACGATTCTTTATTGAAAAATAACCAAATAAGTATTTAAATAAAAGTAAATAAGCATAACAAGAATGATAACGTGTAATTTATGTGGAGGGCTCGGAAATCAACTATTTCAAATATTTACCACCATTTCGTGTGCGATAAAAAGTAAAAATAAATTCTATTTCTTAGATTCGGAAACTAGTCCATCCATTACTAAACGATATACTTTTTGGAACAGTTTTCTTTATAAACTTAAACCATTTCTAATGGAAGCCGTGGTACAAGATTCAACCGTTGTTAGGCAAACCGATTTTACATTCAACGAAATACAAATTTCAGAATTAACGGGTAATAATATTTGCCTAAATGGTTATTTTCAAAGCTATAAATATTTTCAATCCCATTATGAAACAATATGTAGAATGCTCGATATTGATAAACAAAAAAAAACAATTTTACCATTATCTAATTTAGAAAATACCATTAGTCTTCATTTTCGTTTAGGAGACTATAAGGCTCTACCGTGGTGTTATCCTATTATGACGTATGAATATTATAAGAACGCCATTTCTTATATTCAACCTAAAGATACCCAGGTGCGAAATGTTTTCTTTTTTTGCGAGGAGGAAGATATTGACACGGTAATGGTAACCGTTAATTTACTTATCAATGATTTTCCTAGTTTGTTTTTTATCAGAGCGTCAAATGCGTTAACCGATTGGGAACAAATGTTGTTGATGAGCGGTTGTAAACATAATGTTATTGCAAATAGCTCTTTCAGTTGGTGGGGTGCTTATTTTAATTCGAATCCGAATAAAATTGTATGTTATCCGGCGACATGGTTTGGTCCAACCAAACCAGAAAGTACGAAAACACAAGACTTGTGTCCTTTGGAGTGGACTAAAATAGAAGTATTCTAGTCAAAAACTCCTTTTTAATAATAATAATTTATATTATATATTCAATTTATGGAAAATAAAGAAGAGAGAAAGATTAAAATTACCGGTCAGGGTAACCGTTATCAAATAAAAAAACTAACCACCACCACAAACCCAGAAGAAAAAACGCCTAGGGTATTAATTCAAAAACTTAATATCGAGGATTCCTTTTTTGAGTTGGATAAACAAAAAGAATTATTATTAAAGATTCACTGTAAAGCGGAATTCAACCACGAACAAATTACTTTCTTGGGAAAAGAAGAAGAGAGAATTTATAATGTCATGGTTAAACAGCTCGAGGCTAAAATAACTTCGTACAGACATCAAGACAAACTGAAAGAAATGTTGGATGATACCACAACGAATTCGATTAATGTAAACTCGGTGGTAAAACATATTTTACAGTGTGACATAAAGTGTTTTTACTGCCATACCGTGATGCGGATTTTGTATAAACAGTCTCGTGATCCAACCCAGTGGACTATTGACCGAATTGACAACGATTTGGGTCATACCGCGGACAACTATGTACTTGCGTGTTTAGGGTGTAATTTGAAAAGAAGACGGCAAAATCTGGATAAGTTTCATTATACCAAGAACTTGACTATTTTAAAAGGTGAAAGCTAAAATACTTGTTGAATGTTTATTTCTCTCTTGTTCTTTTGGGAGAAAACTCTTTTAAGTTCCAAAAATATATATTTAAAAATAACTTGACTATACTTTTACATATAAATATGGGAAATTCTAATTCAACCATTCAAAAAGTATCTTTCGAGGATGTACAACAAGCCATTAATATTTCAGGAGCACCGACGTTAATAAATACACTGCCCGCCGATAAACAAGAGTGCCTGATACCAAACACTATTCCCGTTAGCCAAGAAGAATCCGTTATTAATGCGTTTCTTAAAAATGGAAATACTGACATTAGGCTCATCGTTTACGGTATTAATTGTAATGATGATACCATGTTTATTAAGTATAATCAATTGATTTCATTAGGATTCAAAAACATAGGTGTCTATGTCGGGGGGCTATTTGAGTGGCTACTGCTACAGGACGTGGTTGGTGTGGCGGATTTTCCCACAACTAAAAAAGTGAACGAATTGGAATTCTTAAACTACAAGGCCAAGTGCCGTTTGGACACATGATGATATACATATATATACACGTATTCATTTAAACGTAATCACATATTTCCGCGACATACGTATTTTGATTTTCTATTATTCGAAAGGGTTTTCCACAACCTACTATTAAATCTTGTTGAGCTAGAGAATCGCATTCCGCTTTGCTAGCGTGCGGATTCATTTGTGTATTATTAGACTTTAATACCCCATGCCGAAATATCTTACAATTTAACTGTTCAATCAGTACGAACTCATTACAATGCGGACAACTAACTACTACATTAATAATCTCAGACATTTAAAATTTAAAATATAATTTATTAATATATATTATAATAAAATAAACATTATTTAATAAATTAACTAATACTACATTTTACAAATGGTATATATTTATATTCTACAATTAGAACATGGTAAATATTATATTGGTAAAACTATCAGTCCTTCTTTTAGGTTAGATAGTCATTTCAACTCCAATGGTTCGGCATGGACTAAATTATATAAACCAATAAAAATGGTAGAATTAATACCGAATTGCGACGATTATGATGAAGACAAATATACAAGAATGTATATGGATAAATATGGGGTTGACAATGTTAGAGGTGGTTCATTTGTTTCAGTACAGTTAGAACAACCAACTATAAACCATTTAACACAAATGAAAAATGGGACAAATGATAAGTGTTTCAATTGTGGAAAACCAGGTCATTTTGCCAAAGATTGTAAAAATAAAAAAGAAATTATGGAAGTAAAAGAGGAATCGTGTACTTGTCCAACTTCATACTTTTCAGGACACCGAAAAAGTAAATGTTTATTATTAAATACAATGAACCCAAAAAAAGAAATGGAAGTGTGGTGTTGTCCTCATTGTCATAAAGAATTTACTGATAAACGAAAATGTGAATATCATGAGCAAAGTTGTAAATATAGTAATGAAGAGAGCGAAAGTGATGAGGAATCCAATAGTGGAGTAGTATGTTTTAGATGTGGCAGAGATGGACATTATGCTACTACATGTTACGCTTCAAAACATATTAGAGGATATTTTTTAAAATAATTGTTTATTGTTACTGAAAACATTTAAAATATAATTTAATAAATTAACTAATACATTTTACAAATGGTATAATATTCTAATAACACGTTTAACTAATAAATTCAAATACTTTTTCAACCATTTCAGTGGTGTTGCGGTCTAACACTAATTGGTTTTCGCAAACGCAGTTAACCGAATTTTTATTGAGCATCTCGGTTTGATAACGTCCACAAGCCCGTAAATATTCCAAGCTGACGTCCTGTTCGCCTGGCCGAGACCGAATTTTCATGCGCTCATAGCATTCTTCCGGGGGGGTATTCATAAACACGACCCCAACAATCGGATAATCCGCCGCAAATATTTCGTACATTTCCAAGTAAATGCGAAAATGAATTTGCTCGATATCACCAGAGTCTCGCAACATTGTCGCAAACACAAACCTATCTGCTAATAAACTACGCTCCATTACAATAATGGCACCTGGATTCTCTTCTACGGATTTTCGTAACGCGGCGTACCTAGAAATACAGGCGGCCATTTGAAAAGGGAACGCAAACTTTTGAATGTCTCGGTAGTAGTTTTCAATTAAATTAATTCCGTTTTCATCCATAATCGTTTCCCACAAGGAAACCGGTTCATCGACAAAAACAATCTTTCGGCCTCTACGTTGATTCTCATTGTGTTGACGAAGTCCTTTCAATAAAGTCGTTTTTCCCGCGGCAGGAATTCCCTCAATCGCATAAATAGTGCATCCCTGACTTTTCATTTTTAAAATAATGAAATTGGACGCCAAAAATGAATTTTACGGTGAATTCAAATTAATAAAAATTAATAAAAAATTTATTTTTTTTCTCTCTTTCTGTATAAATTAAAAGAGAGAACGAAATCATTATTTACCAACCTCAAAGAACATTATACATATACAATGGATATTGTTAGCCAAATAAAATTAAGTAAATCCGAATGGGACTCTATTGAGGTCCCCGTATCCGAACAAGAAAAGACCATTTTGGAGCTTGTGGTTGCGGGGTATTATTCCGTGGATATTAAAGTGAATAATACCGTTTCTTTGTTTACCTTTCTGAAGATTGAGTTTTCTGATAAAATGGAAGATTATTTGTATAATGTTTACTTGCGCGCGAGTGTGCTTGAATTAATCAAAGACCACAAGATTACCTACATTAAAATTGAGGTCGACCCTAAAATACAAATTAAAAGTGCCGACAAAATTCGATTGGAGAGAAACGATGCGTCCAAATTAAAAGACCAAGACCTATACGAGTTTGTTATACTCACTACGTTAAAAAACGTGTTCAGAAATAGACTTGATAAAGACCTCTTTACCTTGCATCTTTTCACTTTATACAAATTAATGCGAAACAATGTTATACGGGTCAACCGACATATTGTTGCAATCGCAAACAAAGTCTTATTGGAACATCGGGATGATTTAGATTTGTATTTGGTGGTGGTTAATGCGGTCAGGTACATTGAAAAAAACCCCAGTTTACTCAAGTACGCAGACCTGACATTATACGAACATCAAAAACAAATATTTACAACCTTTAAATCTCCTCAACCCAAACTAGTGTTTTACATTGCTCCAACGGGTACTGGAAAAACTATTTCTCCTCTGGCATTAGCAGAACAAAAGAAAGTCATATTTGTCTGCGCGGCAAGACACGTTGGTCTCGCTCTCGCAAAGGCCGCCATTTCGGTCAAGAAAAAAGTAGCCTTTGCGTTTGGTTGTAGCAGTGCCGACGATATACGGTTACACTATTATGCTGCGAAGGTTTTTACGCGAAACAAAAGAACTGGGGGTATTGGAAAAGTCGATAACAGTGTTGGAACCGAAGTGGAAATTATGATTTGCGATATTAAGTCTTACCTGCCGGCCATGTACTACATGCTCGCGTTCAATTCTAAAGAGGATTTGTTACTTTACTGGGACGAGCCAACTATTACAATGGACTATCCGGAACACGAGCTGCATTCTATTATACGAAAAAATTGGAAAAACAATTTAATTCCACAGGTTGTCATGTCGTCCGCAACATTGCCCAAACCGCATGAACTAACCGAGACAATTGCGGATTTTAAAAACAGGTTTGACAATGCGGAAATTTGTAACATTGTCAGTCACGATAGCAAAAAGTCCATTCCTCTGGTCAACACGGACGGGTTCGCAGTGCTTCCTCATCATTTAACCCCTGATTACGCAGAAGTAATTGAGATGGCTCGGTATTGTTTAGACAACATGACCTTGCTAAGGTATTGCGATTTGGAGGAAATTGTCGACTTTATTGCCTATGTTACGAAACTGGGTTTGGTGAACCCTCCCGCTCAATTCGCAAGATTTTTTGAAGCCCCAAGTGATATTACCATGACGAGCATCAAGTCATATTATTTGGTTTTACTTCAGAATATCGTGGAGGGATCCTGGCCTCGGATTTTTAATCACTTTTTGGCAACCCGAAAACACAAAATTCCCGTAAACGTCGGGATTGACCCAAAGGGAACCCGATTGCCCAAATCTGCGGCGAATTGTGCGAACCCCGGGGTATATGTCACCACACGTGATTCGTTTACGTTGACGGATGGACCAACTATTTTTATTTCGGATGAGGTGGAAAAAATCGCGACGTTTTATATTCAACAAGCCAACATTCCGGTGGCGGTTATGGCGGACCTAATGTCCAAAATTGAACACAACAATGTACTCAACAAAAGACTTGACACCTTGGAAAAAGAACAGGACGAAATTAATCAGAAATTTGAAGAGAGTGTCACGAGTAATTTTGGGTCCAAAGGTGGCGTGGCAACTCGAGTAAAATCTTGTAAAACGATTAAGAAGTTTAATCGAGATGGCGAATCTACGGACGGGAAAAAAAACAAAACCAAAGACCCAGACAACACCAAGAGCGACACGACGCGGATTAAAACCGAATCGGACGCATTACGTGCTTTACTGAAATCGGCTACCTTGAATGAGACGTTTATTCCCAACAAAACACTACACTTGAACAAGTGGGCCGCCGATTTGGACACAATCAGTTCATTTACAAGTGACATTGAAGAATCGATTTTAAACGAAATCATGCTCTTACACGAGGTGGATGATTCGTGGAAGATTTTACTTATGATGGGTATCGGGGTATTTACTCATCATAAAAATATTCGGTACAGAGAGATTATGAAAACCTTGGCGGATCGACAACAACTTTTTATGCTGATGGCGTCGAGTGACTACATTTACGGTACCAACTACCAATTCTCTCATGGCTATTTGGGAAAGGATTTGAACTTGACACAGGAGAAGATTATCCAGGCCATGGGACGCGTAGGGAGAGGCAATCTTCAGCAAAACTATTCGATTCGGTTTCGCGACAACGCGCAAATACTGAAATTGTTTACGAACGAGACGGACAAACCAGAAATCATCAACATGAACATTTGCTACAACAGCAAAAAAGTGGTGTGGGATGGAACTAATTATGTGGAGCAGCCAGAAGACGAAGAGGAAGACGAAGTAGTAGAAGCGTTTGCCGTCGCAAGAGACGATGATGCTGGCATCTCGGACGAAGAAGAAGAAGAATCTTAGAAGGGTATTATATATTTAGCTTGCGAATCAAATTAGGATAACAATAAATAGAAATTAATATACACCCTGCTTAATAAAATATAAATAATATTTATTATCTTTTTATAATCATGGACAATAAATATAAGCAATTATTTCAAAAACAAAAGTCGGACAGACGCGAGGTGAAACGAACCGATAAGCGGTCCGTCACAGGCGAAGAAGTTATTTTTATTTTTGAAAAGATTTTGGAAGAATGGAAAACTATCCGTATTTTTAATACCATTATTCAATCCAACCCCAATTCATCCGTGGACAAGAAAAAAGTGGAAACGATTGCTACGGGCAACTGTAAGGTTTATCCATCCGAATTGTCGGAAGAAAAGTTTAATTATTATTTATTACTAAGAGAGAAAGTTTATGCGTTTCATGAAAAGGCGAATTTACCAGGGGAAAATATTAAAATTTAAAATACTTAATACGACACAATAATAAATTATTATTAAAAACATTTTAGTTTACTATTCAAATACTTATACACGTAACCGTTGTACGGTGCGGCAGTTGTCAACGCCTTTTCTAGAGTCTTGTCGCTCATTGGCATTCCTCGGATACAATCGTACTTACATGCGAATTCTCTCGTCATTTTGTTTTCAGAATCAAATTGACCTACTCCATTCTTGTATAAAAGTGGTTCGGATTGGTTATTCTTTTCTACAAACGCGGCGCGTAAATCTTCTTCACAATCATCGTATAAAAAGTAAAAATGACCATTTGCGATGGTCTTGTTTTTCACGGGAGGATCCAACGACGCAGAAGATTGAAAATGATTTTCAACCGCGGCAGTCTTACGGTCCAAGTAGACGTTCAAAATCTCGGTTTTGATTGAATTCAATTTCGCAATATATCCGAGGTTCTGGGCTCTTACAATTTTGGTTGGGTGAATTTGGTGAATTACACCTGGGTCTAATTCCCGGTCAACGAGTAACCAACGAAACCCATTGTAAATGGTGTTTTCTTGAACTGCCTTGTTGATACTTGGACGTTTTATTTCCGAGTTTTCCTTCATTACTTCATTAACGCTCTCGTAAACTTTTAATAATTGTAATGTCTCGGGGTGGATTTTTTGGAGACGCGGGCCTAAAGTTACCAAAGGCATGTTGAACCCCGTGGTCACTTTTGTTTGCGAGGAATTGATTTTTTCGCACATTTGTTTGTTACCTCCGTCAAGCTTGTCAAGTCTAGCGAGTACCTGAGATGAAAATAGTTGGTTGCCTTTAATTAATTCTTCAAGTAAAGGGTTCACATTATTAGTTTCTTTGTTTTCTAGCAATAATTTCAACTTTTCAACTTCGAGTTCCAACTGACGAGTGTCGCGGTTGTCAAAATACGGTAAATTATGGTTAATTAATTTTAACAACGCCTGATAAGAAAGGTTTCTTCCAATCAAAAACAATTCCAACTCGGCCTCATGCCCTGGCAAATTGGACACGCGGTTTAATCGGATTTCGTCGTGATGTTGAATAAAAGATTCAAAATCTTTGCTTCGTTGTACCAAAAAACAATCCAGCAGTAAGCACTCGTCATAGTTTGACTTGTGCTCTGCGTATCTGGCGGCGATACCTTTGCGGCTTTCGCCGATTTTTATTACGTACTGACCGTTTTCCAAGGTCTTTACTCGGATCACGTAAATAATGGAACCAATGGTGGCGAATTCTTTTAATAAAATACTTTCTCGTTCGAGCACTTTTTGAATTACCAACTCTTGCGCGTGTTCCACTTTTTGTCTTTTCAGTTTGGTGTCGGCTTGCTGGATTTCTTCTTTGGCTTGTTCAAGTTGTGTTGCTTTTTGTTCAAGTTGAAATTTTAACTCGGTACTTTCTTCTTGTAAAGTTTCGTGTAAAAGTTCTTCCAATTTTAAGAAATAATCGTGAATTTCATCCGCCTTTTGGGTTCCGGCCTTTAAGCAAAATTTTTTAAAGGTCTCCACATTCAACATTATGGTTTCCTTGTTGTGACCTCCTCTGGTGTCTTTTTTTGCTTCGCCGACTTGTGGGTCAATTACTGTGTTTTTTTGCTGTGTAGGGTTACACAGCAAAGTTTTATAGTCTCTTTCGGCAGTAAAATACTTTTTCAATACGTCTTTGGCTTTTATTTTTTGGTTGTATCCGAGCCAGCTCCATACGTTATCAAGGTCAATGACAAAATCGGTTTTGGAATTGTAGTTTAAGTAACAATAAAAACTGGAGACAAACAATTGTTGCTCATAATTGGAAAAGTTATTTTTTACTTTTTGGACTAATTTAGACTGGTAGTTTCCATTTAGTCTAGTAATTGGATTACTTTCAATTAAATTTACGATGTCGACACTCATTTTTTATAAAGTATTTATTGAAATGTCTTTAGATTGCTTTTGCTTTTCAATTAATAAATCAATAATGTTGTTTTGTTAAATAATGATTTTACAATCATGCTGAAGTAAATAAAATATTAAAAATATTAATAAATAATAATTTTTTTTATTAATATTTTTAATATTTTATTTACTCAAACATTTTTAAACCCGTTGTTATTAATTTTGTTTACAATTGTTTTTATTGCTTTCTCTTCAGAGAAATCAGTGCCTTTGAAATTTGTTTTTAATAGACACGGAATTTATACCGCACCTTTGTAGTTTGCTTAACCGGTCGGTTAAGCAAAAATGTAAGTATTTCACCGAGCTACAATAATTTATTTGCAATGTAAACTTGAGACAATACTTGGGGGTTTCTTTTTTGCTCACCCGAGCGGGTGAGCAAAGTTTTATCTTCAAAACACACGCAAAAGTAAAAGAGAGATTGCTTTTGTTGCAACAAAAGCAATTTAAATTGACCCTTAATATGGTCTTCATTTTTGCTCCTGAAGCTTCAGGAGCAATGTTTGCACTTTTTTGTTGTGTATGGTTACACAGCAAAGTCTTATAGTCTTTATCAACCGTTTTGCTCCACCGACTTGTGGAGCAATGTTAGAACACCTTTTAATTGATTTTTGCTTTTAACTATAAAAGCAAAAATGTAAATATTTTACTGAGCTACAAAAATTTAATTGTAATATATATAAAACCTGAGACGATACTCGGGGGGTTTGTTTTTGCTCACCCGAGCGGGTGAGCAAAGTTTTATCTTCAAAACACACGCAAAAGTAAGATTGCTTTTGTTGCAACAAAAGCAATTTAAACAAAAAAGGTGTATATCTTTAACATACACCTTTTTTTATAATTTTTTTAATTGACCCTTAACATGGTCTTCTTTTTTTACAATGTGTTGTAAAATACACAACAAATATAAATTTTGTAGTAACCCAGCACTTAATTAGAATAAGCACATTGATACCTATATGTTTTCATATAGGGTGGACTATCCCTTAAGTCATCACCGGAAGTAGCTAACTTCCTCAGACCCATTCCATTATAGTCTCTGAACCTTCTCCATATGCTAGCTGTGACGCACTTAGGAGCTTGGCTGCGGATTGTCCAATCCTTTTCATTATTACTATGCCCGAGGTTATTACCCTGGGTATTCATCAAGCTTTCGCAAGACAAAGTAGTAGAAAAGGCTCTAAGGAGTTTCCCGCAATTTAGAAATGTTGCCTCCTTCAGTCAATTGAAGGAGACTAGCTGGTTATATAATGCGAAATCGCATATCTGCTTTACACTGTTTATCCATATTAGTAAGCAAATATCTAATATGGCAGCCAACTGTTTGGTCCTGCTTAGCATAATACGTGCCAAGTTACTAAGACCACCCATGCCACTCATAATTCTCAACACGTTGTAATTAGTGGCATACACACGCACTTTGGCGGTTTTGGTTCCCTCCACCGTAGCATTGGAGAGCACAAGCTGAAGGGTCGCATTGTCAATTCTGCTGAAGTTGCACGTCCCGCTTGGTTGGTGCTCCTCGGGCCTCAAGGCAAAGCTGTAGACGTTAATACCTTCATCGGGGCAACGGGTGTGAGCCTGGTAAGGCTGGACCCACGAGAAGTAAGAACCTTCGCGCTCCGAGAATCGGTCCTGTCCGTTCAACTGGAGCTTGGCGGTGACGACGGGGTTTTGGCCCCAGCAGTGCATGTCCAAGGAGGTCTCGGTGAGGACAAAGGTGCCGGCATCAGACACACCAGAGTTATCCAAGTGAGAAGAAGTGGCTCCAATAAAATCAACGGGAGCGTTAGGAGGAGTAGGAACCGGTCCGCCCCCGAGGTTGGCCTCATTGTAAGGGTTGGAAGGTCCGTGCCAGTATCCGGTAAAGCCTGGGAAAGTAGAGTCGGGCTGGTAGTCCAAAGCACCGGCGTCATCGAAAAGACCACGGGCGTCGATGAACGCACGGCTGTCCTGGGCGATGGCGGCGGGTCCACCGAAGGCGTGAACGGCGTTGGGGAGAGCATCAATCGCGTCCGTGTAGTTGAAGGGCTGAGCACCGAGCACCTTGAACAAGAGAGCATCGCAGGTCAAAGACGAGCAATAATCCACGTTCTGGTCGGGCTGAACCACCCAGATGAGTTCCTTGACGGGGTGGTTGAAGTTCAACTTGATTTTGTTCGAAGAAGAACCAACGGATTCGTCACCCGTGAACTGGAGCTGGGTAATCAAATACTCGTGAGGATTTTGGGCCATGCGTCTTCGCTCGTCCGTGTCCAAGAAAACATAGTCGACGTAAAGGGAAGCAGCCACAAGAGACTGATTGTAGGCGATGGTGGCGGGCACGGGGCGTCCCACAGAGTACTGGGTCTGGCTGGAAGTGTAGTCAGGACCAGAGTTGCAGTTCAAGGTGGTAACGGCCCACAAGCACTCGTCAATGGGGCGGATATCCAAGTTAATCTTCACCTCGTGGTACTGGAGAGCAATCAAAGGCAAAGCAAGGCCGGGGTTAGTGCAGAACCAAAACTGGAGGGGAACGTAAAGAGTAGTTTCGGGGAGAGCGTTTCGGGGAGCACATACCTGACGAGGAGCCAAAGAGTCGCAAGGACCATCCACGTCGGAGAAAGAAGGATCCGTGATGAAGGTGAGCTGGGTGGTGTTACCAATCATCTTGAAATAACAACGCTGTTGCTCAGAAGTCATGGTGAGCTGATTCCAGATGTGCATCCAGTCACCGTATTGACGGTCAATTCGCTGACCACCGATTTCGACTTCCACCTGAGCAATGAGTTGCTCACCGGGGAAATCCAACCAACGAGCGTAGACTCCGGTGCCCCCGGTGGAAAAGTTTCCAAGTCCCATAAGTTGATTAATCTCGGGAAGAGTAACCTGGAGATAAGTTCGGTAAGCCAAATCACCGTTTCGGCTGATGGTGCACTGAACACGACGTCCAAAGTCGGCCTGTCCATTGAAAGTTTGCTCAATGGATTCAATGGCAAAGTTAGTGTAACGTCTGTAAGTGACCTTCCAGAAAGTAATTTGAGGGTTACCAGTAAGGTAGACATCCTGTGCGCCGTAGGCGACCAATTGCATTAAACCACCTCCCATATTTTTTTTATATAATGGCTAAAGAAAAAAAATTTTGGAAATTTAATTTAATTAATTGAATTTAATTCAATTAAATAATACGACATAAACAACCCTACACCAGAAAAAAACATTGGCTCTTTTAAATCCAACAGGTTATTTTGCTCATACGCAATGAGAAAACTCCTAAATTTCACGGGTGTTAACAACAAAGACTTTTCAAGTCAAAATTGGTTTTCAGAAACTTGGCCAAATAAGAATCTTCTAATATCTCTCTTTTGCCTTCATGATTTTTTGAAAACACATAAGAGTTTGTTTTTTTTCGAATGGTCCACCCGTCCTCAATCGCATTGAAAATCAATAACATTTTTTGAAACTTAATCGGGTCCAATTTTAAGGTATCGTTGTTAGAATCTCTTAAACATTCCAAATTAATATTTAACTCCATTTTTTAAAATAAAAATAGAAAACTAATATTACCTTTAAACTTGTTACAAATATATATTGCAGATATTATTAATTAAATAAATGTCATGTTTTTATTTAATAAAAATATATACTTATACACTATATGCCTAGTTTTAAACCAAAAACCAATAAGAAACTAAGATATAATCAAAAACAGTCGATAACCTTAGACGGAAAACACAAAGAGTTTTTAAATGAATTTGCGAAAGATGAACATGACATTATTCCAGCACTTAAACTAGAGAAAAGTCAGTTAACCGAAAAGGTAAAAGACCCTCACCTTTCCATTGAAGAACAACTAGATATATCGGACAGAATTCGGGACATCACCGCTTCTATTAAAGAGTTAAAAAACAAAAAGAAAGAATATTTTCTGGATAATTCAAAATATATTTTTGATTATTTTGAAAACAAGAAAAACATATCTAATGCGGTCGTATCGCCAGACAACACGTCCAAGAAGACACATATGGTTCAGTCTTTTTTTAAAATCAAAACTGGGACGGAAGACCTGTCAAACTCATTTCAACTTAATAATAACAATATTGTGAAAAGGTACTTGTGTAATATTGATGATATGTTTCTAGACGTCGGGTCCTTTGTTTGTCAAACGGACATTTGCCAACACTGCTACAAGGGAGAATTGATTCCACTCGAAGACGACGGGGTTCTTGTATGTAACCAATGTGCTCGAAATACGCCTTACCTTATTGAAAATGAAAAACCGTCTTATAAAGAGCCGCCCAAAGAGGTGTGCTTTTACGCTTATAAGCGAATAAATCATTTCAAGGAAATATTGGCCCAATTTCAGGGAAAAGAGACGACGCAAATACCTCCAGAGGTCATTGAAAATATAAAGCTACAAATAAAAAAGGAGAGAATCGAATTAGAACAAATCACCAACCTAAAAACCAAAGAAATTCTTAAAAAATTGGGGTACAATAAGTATTACGAACACATTCCTTTTATTAAAGACAAATTAGGAATGAAACCCCCTATTATGTCCCAACAATTGGAAGAAACCCTTTGTAATTTGTTTGTCGAACTACAATCGCCTTATTCCAAATTTTGTCCTGATGATCGCGTGAATTTTTTAAATTATTATTATACTGCGTATAAGTTATGTGAACTGTTGGGAGAGACTCAATATTTGGAAGATTTTCCTATGCTAAAGGATAAGGAAAAGAGAATTGAACAAGACATGATATGGCGTAAGATTTGCGAGGAACTGGACTGGGAATACAACCCAACGATTTAAATTATAATATTTACATTTAATATACTTAAAAATATGGCTGAAGCTCCAGTACCAGACGGAAAAACCGAGTATCCAATTTGTGAGTTGTCAAGATATCAAAGTGATTCTTCGCAATATACGTGTAAAAAAGACGAATTATTTGAAAGCAGCGGAAAATTCTTAAGTTTTTTTGGTAAAAAAACCGGTGCCACAAACGAAGCGGAAGTAAGAAAAAAATATAATTTATTGCGACAGAAAAACAAAGCCAAGTACGATTTAGGCGATAATATTAACATCGATTTTGAAAATAAACAATGGCACATTACTAAAAAAGCAGAACAAGAAAATGAGTTTGGCGACGATAGACAATATGATTCACTTGATTCTGAGGAAGACCGTAAACTTATTCGGCAGGCAAAAAATAATATAAATGACCCGTTAAACCCCAAATCTAAATACGATGACTGTATCCGTCGCTTTGGACCCAAATTAGAAAATGCGACAAAAGCGAAATTGTGTAGTATTTTAACTTTTGCGTATGTATTGGAAGATGATAAAAAATCTGTTCGTGCATTAGGATTTAGCAATGACAAATTAGTAGAAATTGCAAATGATATGATGCATGTTTGGTATAATGACAACACTGTAATATATCAAATATACAAAACATTATCTGAGGCCGGGTCATTATGTTTTTTACCAATGGTATATTTGTTTTTTGATAAGGAAATGGCAAACGTAAAGATTTATTTTTCAATACAAGAAACTCTTGGAGAAACACTAGGGTTAGGGCCTATAACTCCTTTTGATTGGCTAACAAAATCTATACTCAAAAAAAAAATTCAAGAATGTAAAATGCCTACAATGGCGATTCCTCTTGGCTTTCAGACGATAGGTGTAAGAGGCTCTGGTCACGCAAACATGTTAGTAATTAATCGTAGAATTAAAGCAGGTAAACGAATTTTCGAAGTTGAACATTTTGAACCTCACGTGGTGTTTCTTCGCGACGAAAAAAAATCCAGTATGATTAATAATGCGGTTGACGGTTTTATTTCCAAACTATTTAACGATGAAGAATATACCATAATTCACCCACAACAATTATGTCCTCAGAGTATGCCAATGCAAGCACTGTTAGGGAGGTCTACTACTTATGGTGGTAGTTGTGCAATATTTGCAATGTGGTACGGATTAATTCGACTACTTAATCCTACCGGAAACCCAGTAAAAATTAATGCGTTGATTTTTCAATTTCTTGCGCAAAACCAAGAACCAGAGAAGATAATGAGACAAATAGTAAGAACTTTTACTGAGTTAGTTACGATTGACCTTGTAAACAGAACCGTCAACGGTCGTCCGTTTAGTCATCGCATTGTGCTTGGGGGCAAAAAAAATTACACAAAACTCCGTCGTCCTAATAAATCCCAAAAGAAGTTGTTTAAGAGAAACACACGAAAAAATAGAGCAAAAACATAAAATATATGGAACCCAAAAATATATTATGTTTTAAGAAGAAAAGAAGAGAGAAACGTACAAACAATTAAGTATTTTAAACTAATTTAAAACCCTCCTGGGAAGTGCACCAAGTTGGCACCTATACCGAACCCGGCACCGCTTCGTGCGGTAGCTCCCATGCTAGGAATATAAGTGTCGAGTATACTAAAGGTTGCAGCCGCAGTTAAGGCGATAAATATAATTTCCTCAATGTTCAACGAACGCTTTGGAATAGCATAGGCCGCAACAGCAACCATTAAACCCTCCACCAAGTATTTGATAATTCTCTTGACAAGTTCACTGACGTTTATTAAACTTTCCATTTGTATATATTAAATAATAAGAAAAAAATTAAAAATATATATATGCGATAAAAAACTTAAATAATTCACTTATGTTATACTAAAAAAATGTCTTCTAAAGGAAAAAGTAACCCCAAGTACGAAAATAAATCACACAATGGAAAAGCAAATCCTAAATATGTGGACCTGTTGGAAGAGGACAAGCCCATCGCGGGACAAAAGTTTGCCTGCGTCTCTTTTGTTTCCCCTGAGAATATTCTTAAACAAAAAGAGATATTTTTATTTGAACAATTCCTAAAGAAATGGGAAATGGCAAAATCCATGGAAAAGTTTCTTCAGTTTCTTAACTATATCTCATTCAAATATAGCATGTCGTTTGACGACATTACCGAAGATTTTAAAGAATTCGTAAAGGAAGAAAAAGAAACTCTCTCCAAGAGCAGCATGAATGATGAATATAAAACTTTTATTGATAATAATGAAGAGGAACTAGAAAAACAATTTGGAATCGACCACCAGTTTCAAACGTCGACCCGGGGACTTAAAATTCGTGGGGTGTTTCCGACTTTAGAAGAAGCAGAACTAAGATGTAAAATGCTGCGAGAAATGGACCCGAATCATGACGTTTATGTTGGTCCCGTTGGGCTCTGGATGCCATGGGAACCCGAAGCATACAAGACTGGCCGAGTGGAATACATGGAAGACGAACTCAATCAGCTCATGCACGAGAAGACCAAAAACGACACGAACGCCAAGGTTGCCTTTGATCAACGCCTAAAAGAAACCAAACAACAGGCCATTGAAGAAAACATTAAGAACGCCGAAAAGTCGGGAAACACCCTGACTCAATCCATCGATAAGGATGGTAACCTTATTGGCGTAAATGCGGAATCTAACTCTGGTACCGTTTCATCGGAACAAGTGAGACAAACCTTGTTTGAGGGAGACAACATTGTCGTTGGAAACACGGACCATGGACAAAGTGAGCTTGTTAGCGGACCGTTCGTTACGTCGAAATCATCGGATAATTAAAAAATTGGAAATCCTTCTGATACACTATATTAATTACTCTAATACATTGCGTATCCATGAACTCTTTTAGGTTATACATCTTTGGAGACTCGGAATCCTCTATTTTTGTGACGGTTACGTTTGTGATTTCGAGGTTTGTATCACAAACAAACAAATATTGCGGGTAATAATGAACGTATTCTTTCACAAAATTCAAATTAAAGTCCAACTTTGGCAAAACTTTTTTACAAAAGTGCTTAAAGTCATTCCCATTCTTCCCTTTATTTAAATAAAAAAAGGCACTAATGATTCGATGGTATGGGTTCCTGCTATACGCAAAGTAAGTGTACTTGGTACTTTCCTCAATATAATTATTTCTTCTTAAGTAGGGAATATGCGCGATATCCATGTTGTTTACAATTCCCCAAAAATCCTTAATAGTCGTATTGTTTTTATCGTTTTTTATTTTATTTCTTATAAATTTGCCACTATTCTTTGGGAGGTGGATAAATACCATCTCCTTATTCGTTACATTATTTCGGAAAATCAACATTTATTATTGATTATTATTTTATTCTCTCTATTCTTTCCTTAAATATTATCATTATTTTATAAAAACTTATCATTATTTTTATAAAAAACCATTATGGCAACGGAGAACCCATTGCTAACAGATGCGGACTTTACCCCAAGAGAAAAAAAGGATTATAAACAATTGTTTATTGACCAAGCCACCGGGGTTTCTTTTGAAAGCCTGTTAAAATTAGAAGGGTACACAGAGGATTCTCAATGGTTTGAATCAAACCGACAGCACCGATTACGAAAAATAATTTACTTTAGAAATCGACGGGGAAAAAAAGCGGAAAACAAAAGAGCGACAGGAAGGGAATACTGTGTTTTTTGTTTCAACGCGTGTAAACCGTCCAAAAAGTATTTGAGCCATACTAGGCTAAGCGAATGCCCTACACTAAAAAAAACCCAGTGCGGCAAGTGCGGCGAACTCGGACACACTCGCAAGAAATGTCAATCGCTGGACGACAAAAATATCCGGACCGGACGAAGAACGAACCGGAGACCAGAAGATGAATACGACTCCGATTGTAATTATTGCGACGGAGACTCTGAGAACTGGACCGACTCATCGGATGAAGAAGAACCCGACTTGCCACAGGAGGAAAACGTTAAGGCGGCAGTCGTAGAAACAGTAGTTATTCCTAAGAAGGCCACGTGGGCTTCAATTGCTGCAAAAAATATTTAATAAAATTATTATTTAAATTATTATTTTATGAGCGTCTTTTTCTTTTTGTAGAGCGTCTTTTTTTATGTCTTCGGCTATGGCTTCGGCTTCGTTTTTTATTCCTTCTACACTTAGTACGACGACCACCTCCAGGGTGCATTCTAGTGTATAACGCAAACATATCTTTATCGTATTCTTCTAAACGCTGAATTGCTTCCTCATTTAGTATGGCCCCACTTGTAATTTCGTCTTTAATTTGTTTTCTGTCAAGATTAAACAAGGTTAATTCCTCATTGGTTAAGTTTAACTTAAATAAAGTACGTGTGTTCATTTCGGGGGTAATTGTGTTCAAAACTGTTTCACTCGTCGTGTTTGGGGATAAATTTAGAGGACTATTGCTAAAGTCATCTAATTGTTCATCTGTAAAAGAGCCGGGTTCAGTCATTTAATATATATTATAACAAAATATTTTTTAAAATTTAAATACTTAAATTAAAATACTTAAAATTCTTAACAATAATAATAATCGCCATCCACAGCTACTTTATTTTTCTTTAATCGGCTCATCTTTGCCGCAGAAATATGTTCGGCTTCGGCGGCTTTCGCGATTGTGTCGTATGTTGAAATCAAGTGATTGGTCTCTACCTCCCGTTTTTCCACGCGTTTCCCGGTGCTCGAAGTTGCCTTGTAATCGTTTTCTTCCTCTTTACTTTTCAAGCCGTAGTAGCCTTGTCCGGACCCAGCACTTGCCCAAACGGTGGCAAACATGACATGCTCACATTTTTTCAAGTAAAGAGTTATTTCAGTCGCCTCGTCATTGGTAATGGGAATATCAACCGTGGGTTTCCATTTGACATAACTGTCGACCAAAGTGGATTTTAATACGGTGGAACCTGGAATAAACCGACAGCGTTCAAAGATAAACGTCTCAACATCTGTTTTTACCAACGATTTGGTATATTTGATTTCTCTCAAAGCAATTCCTTTGTAACCATTAATAACTTGATTCTTGTCTTGCTTTTGTAGTCGAGTGTATTTGAAATTGACGTCCAAATAATCCTTGAACGCCATCGTGATCCGCTTCTCTGTGTTTTTTGTCCATAAGCGATACTGACCAATAATGTCCTTGCAGTTTATTTCCACGTCGGACCGTACAATACAAAATCGGTCGACAAATTCTTTAAACGTATTGTTCAATTCCTCTGTCGCAGTATCCACCAACGCTTTGGGCTGTTCTGCCGCCATATCAAAATCGGTTTGGGTGGACGCATCGCAGGTCGAAATCTTGGGATTTGGTTGATTGGACGCGATGATGGTCTCTGCGTCGTACATTTGCTTTAGCTTTAAGTGACGGGCCGGTGCAGAAGATTCGCTTGTAATGCTCAACAAGTTGATAACACTTAAGATGATAATCTTTGCTTCTTCTAAGTTAAGCTGAAATACTTCGTCGGTAATCTTAAACGGTTGAAGTACTAAGTGAATGTAGTTTTCCACCGTGCGAATGTTGACGTTATGAAACGGCACGCTGAACTCTAGTTTGCCAAATTTACAAGTCTGTTTGTACGGTTTAATCCTCTTGTTCACGCACAAAGAGTAACCAATTTTCAACTCGGGCACTTCTTTACGACAATCCAAGTTGTAAATGTACATGCTAGGAAGGTTTTCGTTGTCTTTAATTTTTTCATTTTCAACGGCGAGTTGTTTGGCTTCAGTCTGTAACTCTTGGATGTGGAGCTGTTGTTTTTGTAGTTGCAGTCTCAGTTCGTCGCTTTCTTGCTGAATAATTTCTTGTAGTACTTGTTCGAGTTTGATATAGTAGTCGTGGATTTCATCTGCCTTCTTAGTACCGGATTTTAAACAAAACTTTTTAAAAGTCTTGACATTTAGCATAAAGGTTTCTTTATTATGTCCTCCTTGAACTGTGGCGGTTTGCTTGTTAAGCAAATAATCCGAATCAACCACAAATTGTCTTTCTAACAAAGTTTTGGCGTGCTGCTTGGTAGAAAATCCTAACCATTTCCAAATGTCATCTAAATTAATAACGTAGTTGTCCTGGCAGTTTAAATAACAATAAAAACTGGCAACAAACATTTGTTGCTCGTAACTACTAAATCTTTGTTTGACGGTTTCAATCAATTTGGACTGGTAGTCCGCCGTCATTTGGGTAATTGGGTTGCTTTCAATTAAGTTTACAATATCAATGCTCATTTTATAAAGTATTTATTAAAAATGTCTTTATGTCGATTTTTGATTATTAATAATCAAATCTTCTGGTTTTGTTAAATAATGATTTTTTGTGTTTTTGTTAAATAATGATTTATTTTTTTATTAAATTTGTATTTCAATTAATTTATTAATTAATTTGTTTTGTTTTAATTCTATTTACAAATCTTTAATTAAAATTAAAGGCAAAAAAGTCATGTAGATAGTCTCTACAGGACTTACTAAACATAAAAGTTTGCTTATGTGGTCGCATAAGCAAAACCCAAACATAATTTGGAGGGGGTGTATGTTTAACATACACCATTTGAAACGTAAAAGGCAAAAGTTTGCTTACGCGACCGCGTAAGCAAAAACCAAACATAAATCAAATGGAATGTGTATCACACACTCCATTTGATACGTAAAATATATAACGGTATATGCTAACAAAATATAAAATTACCATTTTGTTTTCTTTACGCTAATTTTTTGTCCACTTCCGCGTTTTTTCACTGAATTGGGGTCATATTTTTCGTCTTCGTCGTCCGAATTGAACCCTTTTGACAGCTCCCAGAATTCTTTCGAGCCTAACTTGAAATCGTTATGGTTGTCCGCCTTATACCAAAACACCTGGTCTTGTAATTTATTCGATTTGGAGTTGTTATTTATCACCAAACACTCGTAATTCTCCGTGCATTGGTCCATGACTTGACAAAAAGACTCAAAAGTAGGAAACATGCCGGCATAGTTCTCATAAATTCTTCGACGATTCGCAATATAATTCTCACGTAATATGAACACAAAATCTATATTTGTTCGTAAAGTGGGAGGGATTCCTAGCGGGTATTGCATTGTAATCACTAAAATTAGCTTCCAGTGTCTACCATTCATGAAAAGGAGACGCATCATTTTATCTCGTGTCCATGTAGCGTCGTAGAGACAATCATCTAAAATGACAAATGCTCGGGCGTCAATGGTGGTTCGTTTGTATGCTTCCATTTCCGATTTCACTTGTTTTAACACGGTGCGTTGTCGTTTGAGAATGTTTTCGATGATGGCGGTATTGTACTCGTTGTGAATAAATATTTTCGGGACCATTTTGTTGTAGAAGCCGTTTCCTTCTTCTGTGCCGGAGATGACGGTTCCGATGGGAATATCTTGCTGGTAGTAGAGGAGATCGCGAACGAGAAAGGACTTGCCCGTGTCTCTCTTGCCGATGAGCACCACTACGGGTCCTTTGTTTTCGCTCGATTTGAAATTGATGGTTTTCATGTCAAACTTCTTTAATTCTAGCGTCATGAAAATATATTTCTAGATTATATGTAATAAGTATATATAAGTTTGATAAAAATTAATACGCATCGATTGTTTTGTCTAATATTAAGTTTTTAAGTGCGAGTTTTTGTTTTGCGACGGCGAGTTTTTGTTTTGCGACGGCGGGTTTTTCTTCTTTTTTGAATTGGTTTTCTTGTTCTCTTGCCTCCCTCGTCTATTACAACAATACCTAATCTTCTCCTACGGTCATTTATTCTTGCCTGACGCTGATGTGAAGTTAATGGTGTCAGGAGTTGCTGCTGTTGCGGCGGTTGCTGCTGTTGCTGCTGTTGCGGCGGTTGCTGCTGTTGCTGCTGTTGCGGTGGATGCCACACTGGTTCGTCCGCAACACCAGATGATGGCGTTGACGATGATGCTGA